AACTACCACTCCTTGGTGGATGCTGAGAGTCTCGAACTCCCGACCTACCGTCAGGGCTCTCAAGCAACGTGGGTAGATTATACACACAAATTCTATCCGTGCAATGAGTATCGAAAAACGTGGAAACAAGTATCGAGTGACCCTCACAATACAAGGCAAGTTCCACAGGGGGACATTCGATACACTCAAAGAGGCGAAAGCCTTCAGTCGTAACCCTTCAGGCTATTTTGAAGATGATGGGAATATCAGCTTTAAGCAACTGCTTGAGCTGTACGCAGATCAGGTTGCGAAGTATCACAAGGGTGCGAAGCAGGACATTCTCCGAGTGAAAAAGATACAGAGAGATGTTCGTATCTCCTCCGTCAAAATCTCTCAACTTCAAGTCAGAGACTTCGATGACTACTTCTGTCGCCGTCTTAAAGTAAAGACAAACAGGAACACAACTGTATGTGAATGCACACTGAAAAAGGAACGAGCGATAATGCACTCGGCTTTACAGTTTGCAATACGCAAAGGTTATATTAAATCTAACCCTATGGTTGGGGTTATGAAGCTGAGAAGCCTACCTCCTAGGGAAAGGATTGCATCCAACCAAGAGATCACCATGCTGTGTCAGGAGGCTGGTTGGTTTGCAAGAGACGTTCCCAAGACTGTTACGCAGAGAGTCGTAGCAGCTTTTGTTTTTTCAACGTTGACGGGAATGAGACTCGGAGAGATATGTGAACTTGAACGATCATGGATCTACCCAAAATCAATCTCTCTCCCAGCTGGGGTAACTAAGACAAACCGTAAACGTGACGTGGCTTTATCAAGCGAAGCGAGAAAACTTCTTAACTTAATCCTCCCCTTAAATCTACCCAAAGTCTTCGGACTTCACCGAGGTTCAGTCACTACTATCTTTAGAAGACTTAGAGATAAGCTGGGATTCACAATAAAGAAAGACAGCCACGGCAACGTAATACAAGAAGCCCTCCGTTTCCATGACGGAAGGGCCACGTTCTGCACTCATGCCGCTCAGAAGCTACCGCCTTTAGCGTTAGCTCGTCAGCTCGGACACACAGATATAAAAATGACTATGCGGTACTACCGAGAATCGGCAGACCGCATAGCAGACCTGTTAGATTAGTTCTCCTCTAAGGGAACCAAGTAGTCTTTCAATTCACGTCCGAGAGATCGGAATCCACCGACGACAGGGATGCGGCTTTCAAGAACACTGAAGGCCCTTCTCTCGTCTTTGTTGCTCGGACGTTCACTCTTAATACCGAGACCTTCCACCGTCATGTTGTAGCCAGTCTTAGCAACGTGGTAGGCATCCATGGCCGTACCGAATGACGGGCCGAAGAGCTGCTTAGCAACATTGAGTTCCCCGTAAGCTCCGTCCTGTGTGGATTCGGTAAGGTTGAATGCGAAGTCACCGATGACACCCAAGGCACCAAGACCCATCAGACCTGAGGCATACCAGCCGATAATAGAATCAGCCTGTGTACCTTCCAGGTTATCAGCCCAAGATTCCCAACCAAGCTGACGGCAGATTTCAGAAGCGAGTCTCTGCTTGATACTGTGCATATCCGCAAAGGACTGACCGTCATCTTCGTAGTCAATGTTGCGACCAGAGATTACGTCACGTAATGCCTGACCACCACCAGCCCCCATACCAACACCTAACGTTGCCAAGAGAACTAACGGTTTGATGTTGGCACCGTTTTTGAGACGAGCGGAATCTAAAGCCCACTTAGTCAGACGACCTAACATCAACGGGTAAGACTTGAACTGGAACACCAGTCTTCCGAATCCTGACTGTGCCCAAGCTGGAATATCTGCACGGTTGGGAGCAAAGGCAGATTGATTGACGAACTTCACAACAGCTCTTGCAACCTTCTCGTTCATGCTTTCAAGACTCGGGTCTGTCTTACAGGCTTCGATCAAGTCTGCGTAGTTCGTTAAAGCTCTGCCGTTAATGAACTCAGGGTCATTCAGACCAAGCGTTCTCAGCCAGTACATAGCCTTACGATAAGTCAGACTGTTCTGATTGCCGGAAGCAATCGCTTCACGAGCCTGTCTCTGGAAACACTTAATCGCTTCAAAGCCAACGTTGGCCGACATCTGCCGAGAGAATGTCGTCCACTGGGTAAGACCTGTTGCCTTGAAGAAGGCGTTGTTCATACCCTGAATACGTCCGTTGTTATTATTGAGGAAGTTATTCATTCTGTCAGTTTCAAACTGAACACCGAGAGAACGAATGGCATCACGTTCTGCCTGATCTCCTCCTGCCATCTGCCTCATGGTTGCCTTGATTCCTTTAAGGAACGGCATCACTTCACCTGAACGAACACCGATCAAACCAACGTCTGACAAGGATGCAATCGTTGCCATTGAAAGCATGGTCATGTTGTTCAAAGATGTCATCCAACCGATAGCAGCACTATCATCCTTAGGAGCACCTCTCATACCTGTAAGAAGGTCAGACGCCTGTACTAAATACTTAGCGTGTTTCTGAGGAATCTTTGCATCAGGGCCGACAGACAGACCGAAGTCTTTAATGCCGTTGACAAGGCAGTTCATTTCACGCTGGAAGTGAACAAGCCCTGCTCCTCTGTTTGCGGCATACAACTGAACGAGCGTGTTCACAATGTTGTCAACTGAAACTCCATCGTTCAGTGCTCTTTCAATAGACTCTGCAATCTTCTTTGCTTCCTCAGGATTAGTTGTTAAAGGCCCGAAGAGATTTACTTCCAATGCGGAATTTAATCTAGCGTTGTCTCCGCTTTGGAAGATTCGTTTCTGTGCTTCTTGACTGTGCATCAAAACGTTAGCCGCTCCGTCAAGACCACCGGCTTGTACGGAGAAGTAAGCAGCTCTTCCGTGCCCTTCAACACCCCAACGTTTGGTTCGTTCAATCAGGGTAGCGGCGTGATCAATGTAGTCACGAGCCAATGCTTCAAGGTTGTTGTCAAACATATCGGTCAGACCAAACTCTTTCCACTGCTCAGGCTTGATGTTCAACACACGAGCGTACAAACCTTCACCACTCTTACGAGCAAACTTCGGGTCAGTTCCCGAGAATCCTGAGAACTCAAAGTCGTTGGCAATGTGGGAGTACAGACTTTCCGCAACATTCACTGCATCACGCTGAGACTTTCCTTCGCTCACGAAGAACTTAGTCATACCTTCCATGAATTTATCATGGTTGTTCGTGACCCAATCCTTATTGAATCTCTGCGGCAGGTAATGGAGAATGCCGTTCATTCCACGGTAATCGTTGACTTGAATACCGAGATCAACCATCTCCTTACGGATAGCCTCAAACTGGTTGGTCAGTTCTGTGACGGCATTTCTCTGAACCTCGTTCAGGTTGTCCCACTTCTTTTGCCAGTTGTCGTTTGTAGCTGTACGCATGAAGTCAATCACACCACGTTCATTCTCGGTAACGATACCAAGGTGGTTGTTGGTGAGAAGGCTTCGCTTCATATCTTCAAAGTCGTTGCCGATCTGATTGCGAAGGTTTGATCTACCCTTTACCTCACTTCCTCTCAGCTCACGCAAAGCAGTCTGAAGTTTGTCATAGTGCTGACCAATAAAGCGGGACTTATCTTCGTAGAAGAATCGTCCTGTTTCGGCAAGGAAGTTGGCGCCTAAGTCCTTACAGCGTTTCGTGTTGGACGAAAGCACTAAAGACAGACCGTTGTCCATAGAGGTCAGCGCTTTCTTGAACACCGAGTCTCCCCACCAATTGCGGATACGTGTAGGAATCAGACCCGCCGTAACCTCAGCTTGAGCAGGAGTACATCCCTTGCTCAAAGCGGCAATCTGAACAGCGGCAGACGATGTGTTCTGCGCATAGCCGTTATCAATTGCTGTATCCATTGCTCCTGTGATCGGGATGTATGCCTTGACCGTTGTAGGTTCAGGAGCAAGGTTGCTGTAAACAGTCTGTACCACATCGCCGACAGGAACCTTCTTGCCGTCAATGGTAAAGAATGCACCTTCAGTTCCTTTCTCAAAGTCAATGTCTGCAAAGGCTTTCTTAAGATCGTCAGTCTTCAGGAACTCTCTCATACCGTCAAGGATGTTCTCAGGAAGATTGAGAAGTCTTGCCTTGTAGGAGTCACGGCTTACTCTTGGAGTAGCCCCTGTATCAAAGATGTATTTGATTCCATCCTCCAACACATCCATACTCATATTGTCGCTTAAGGATAGATAGAGATTGGCGGATAGCAACTGGTTCACATCAGACTTCGCTCCCTGAGTAAGGTACAAGCCGATTGACTTGAGCTTAGTTGTCGCATCTGTGTAAAAGTCAACATCAGCTTTTCTGCCGTTCGGATTCGCAATAAAACTAGCAGAGGCATCTACCACTTTCTCAGGGTCAATAAATTCAGGAAGCTCAATGTCTAAGAGATTTGCAATATCTCTGACTGTTAAATCATCCCTGCCTAAGAACTCACTGTAGCGGAACAGCATTCTACGAACGGCGTCTCTAACTTCAGGCTTTTCTGATGTAAGAATAGAATCGAGAACTGCTTTAATCTTCGGAGGCGCAAGATTCGGAATGCCGTCTGTTTCGCCTAACAGAGCCTTGGCATCAACGCTTTCTTTGACGACGCTTACCTCAGGTGTCTTCGGGCCACTCGGTTTAGACGGAGGAGTGAACTTCTCTCCCTTAGGTGCAACACTCGGACGGTGACGTTCGTTAGGAGCAAGGGCATAGCCGTTGTTCTTCATTGTTGTGATAACAGAATCTTCTGCGTCAACAATGATGTCGTACAGTCTGCCCAATGTTTTTTGAACAGCAGCACTGTTTCCTCTCGGAGCTCCCGCTTCAGCTTTGTTAACCAGCTCGGCTTGGGCTGTACCTTTGAGTTCTTCGAGACGGGTTTCATAGAAGTCCATGAAGTCCATCATCTCTTCACGAGGAATATTCCCTGCTTCAAAAGCGGCAGACAGTTCGTTGTCCGAGTGGACTTCAGGAAGATTGTTTTCCTTCAGCCACTTATTAGCTTCGTCCAATGTTTCTTTTTCTGCCTGTTCGTTGATCTCAGCCAAACGTTCAGGGGACAAGGAACGAGTGTCAGCATCGGGAGACTGAGTGTAGGTTGCACGGTATCCCGCATCTTCTCCGACATCATCAAACAGAAGATCGTCGGAATACAAAGCATCACCTCGTTCTGCCTTATCCAATACGTCATCAATAACAGAACCTTCAGCTAATCTCTTTGCTTCTTCGTCTGAGTAGCCAAGGCTCTTGTACCGATCTTGATAAACCTCAAGCACTGTGCCGAACTGTCGGTTGTCTTTCTTGCCTTTAATAAATAAGTTATTAGTCTTCAACTTACTTTCAATGAGCTTATTACCTTCAGCATCAGAGATTTGTTCGGCGTAGCCGATAATCTTTCCTCTGATTTTTGCGATGTACTCTGAACCAATCTCAGTACGTGAGCCGTGAATCACTCCCTTGAGGTATCCGGCAACACTCTTCATTGCTTCGGCTCGATCAAGCAAAGACATAGAAGGGTCGAACATAGCTCTGAATGCATCAGCTCTAACCTTCTCAAGGTTGTTCATAATGTTCAAACCATGAACGCCTTTGTTGGTCTTTGAATCAAGCGTAGAAACTGCGACTCGTTCTTTAGCGGTTAAGTCGTACAGGACACCTGCTTCATAACGATTGGAGTTGTACTCACTTGGGAGAATCTTTTCAAAGAGTTCAATGTTCTCAGGCGAGATGTCGTTTCTCATGCCTTGAATCCAAGACATCAAATCTTTGAACTTAGATACCAACATATCCCAGAAGGAATCGTTTGCTTGTGCAGCCTGTTTGGTTAAACGATCTCCGTAATAACCTGTTCCTTCGTATGCGAAAAGCTCAGCTAAATCTAAAGAACCGTCGGCCTTGAACACAGCTTCTTTACTTCCGCCGATCTTCACTGCTAACTTGGTATTAACCGTCCCATCCTCGTTGAAATACTTCTTGGCACAAGTTTCAAGGAACTGAATCTTTTCATCAGGCGTAAGCAGATTGGTAAAGCCCCAGTGCAGAAGCTCGTGTGATACAGCAGGAGACCATTGAACACCATCGGTTCCGTTAGGTACAAGAATCTTATCTGCTCTCTTACCGTTCTTGTTGATCTTTCCGTTCTGCTCGTAACCAAATCCTGAGGGTGTTTCGTCTGTACCTTTGAAGATGTAGGGTGAGGAGTTGGGTGCTAAGTCTTTGTCCAACTGTTGCAACGCTCTCAAGGCAGAAATCTTCTCGGACGGATTAAGTCCTTTCATTCTTACCATAAGACCACGAGCAGAGTTGATGCGGCTCGAATTGTCTCTGCGATAACCGTAAGGGAGCTTCTCGTTAATAAGTCTTGCCATTGAGGAAAGTCTTGCGACTTCCTTCTCAAAAGCATCACGAGTCATACCCTGAGCAATCGAGAGCTGCTGGGTTCTTTGTTCAAACGAATTAACAAAGTCGAGACCGTTGATCTCTCCTCCGTTTTCCCCGGTAAAGAAGACGGACTTCAGCTCCTTCTCCTCTAACGGATAATCCATAGCTTTTAAGTGAATCAACGGGTCATCGTTACCGATTGAATCTTTAATCGTAGCAACTCGTCCGTCGAGTTTTGTTTGAGCTTTTTTCTCTGAGATAAACGCAGGGTCGGTCTTTCCTCTTTTGTTGTTCGTTAGGTAGAAAGCATTCTGAGCACACCAATCAGTATCAGCTCCTTTACGCTTTCCACCACGAAGAGGACAACCCATGATCGTTACATTGCCGAGGTCGATCTGTTTCTGATAATTGCCCAAGGCTGTTCTCATAGAAGCGTTGGGGTTAGCCTTGTTTATATAAATGTTTTCCCACGCCACAGAACCATCAGCTCGTTTTACACGGGCAGTAATGAACTGATCGTCTGTCACTAAAGCATAGTAGTCAGCGATCGGACGGTCTAAATCCTCGGACGTAAACGTGGAAGCAGAGTCGGCGATAGACTTCTCTGTCTCAGCAGACTTAACCGCTTCTCTCTCGACGATCTCGTCAACAGCATCAGCCCTAACTTCCTCAATAATTTCATCGGCAGTCACAGGAGCTTTAGTTTCTGTCTCCTTTGCAACCTTCGGCTTTGCTTCTTGTGCTTGGTCTTTTTCTGCCTTACGTAAAATCTTTTGGAAGTTTTTGCGTCCCATCAGCTTCTCAAGATTCTCTGCGGGAGTGAGTGTGTTTCCTGCCTGATTGGTGACAACAATTCTTCCTGATTCGTCTTTAATAAAAGTACCGTACTCTTTACCGAAGATAAGAAGTTTGCCAGTCTTTTCGTCAAGGACAACATCTTTAGCTTCAACAGAATTAGCTTCGACAGAAGGTGTGGTCTTGTTAAAGTCAACGGCGTTCTTAGCACCTTTGGTTTTCTTCTCGATTACAACATCATGCTGTTCCTTCAGCATTCGGTTCATACCTTCGATGATTCGAGAAAGAATCTGCTTGTCCGCTCCAGTAAGTTTCTCTTTATCAGCGTAAGCAGTGATAACTGCTTTCAGCTTTTCACGTTCTCTAGCGTGTTCAAACTCGTCACGTGCAACTTCTTTCAGGATTGCTTTATCGGAATCTGTGAACTTGGTATTCCAAAACTTTCTACCGATCTCTTCAAACGCCTGTTCGTCAAGGTCTTCCGTTCCGTCAATCATGTTCTTAACGAGACGGTCAAGGATTTGCTTCTCACGCATAGCTAAGATGCGGTCAAACATTCCTTCGAGGATGATACCTTCAGCTTCTTTCTCTGTGATACCAGCAGAGGCCACCTTTTTTAAATAAGGCGTCTTTAACTGCTTAAGCTCATTCTTCCATAGATCGACAACCTCGTCTGAAGCGGCTTGTTTAACTGCAAGATGTTTAACAAGCTCGTCCTTTTCCGCTCGAATGTTGGCAAGTTCGTTACGGTAAGGATCTCGATCTTTGCCGTGGAGTTTATTGATCTCTTCGATTCTTGCCTTAATCTCGTTTAGTCGAGCTTCAGCCTTGGTTCGCGCTTCGCCTTCCAGCGGAGTTCGCATACGAAGGAGTTGTTCGAGTTCTGCCTCTCTTGACCTTACGCCTTTAGCGGCACCTTCAACAAGGATAGGCTTTCCATGTTCGTCAAGACCCATAACGGAGGATGCGTTCTCAGCTCTAACCATTGTGGTCTTTCTCTCAAGAGAGGCCACGGCCTCAGGATTCAGACTACGAGCAACCGCAATCGTATCCTTTCTTGCTTTTCGGTTAGATGCGCTTGAAAGAACGTTGGCTTTAACCTGATCAAAGTTCTTGCTCAGGTTATACGCAGACGAACTTGTATTCAGATTGACCTGCTTGTAACGAGTTTCGTAAACAGCATTACCCTTCTCGTCAACGACGCCCTTCTTTTTCTCGACCTTAACCAAGTTACCTTTTTCATCATAGACAGGCTTACCGCCTTCTTCTTTCTGATGCGGAGCAAGATTGGCAGGTTCCTGATACTTATTAAAGAAGTCGTCCAACTTCGCCTGAATGTAATCTTCCGACTGTACATAGCGATAGCGTTCTTCAGCGGAACCAATAGCAGACATTGCATCCTGCATGGTGTCAAACTTCTGACCCTTTAATGCTTCAACATTGTCGAATGCTTTCTGAATATCGGCGGCAACTGAGTTCTTGACACCTTCATACTCAGCTCGATTAGCTAAGTAGCCCTGAACCCTGGACTGAATCAGACGAACCTTAATGGAGTTCTGAGCTTCTTCAGATAGCTTCTTGAATTGAGCGTTATGTTCACAGCTCCTTGCTACCCGCTTGGCTAATGTCTCCGCCTTGGCTTTAACCTTCTCGTCTACGTTATCAGGAAGCCATTTAGCCGCTTCAAGAACAGGGTCAATACGGCCTTTTCTTGCGCCTTTGAGAGGCACCAAGCCCTTGTTGATAGCAGAAGTTAAGGCGGAATCAAAACCCTCACCATCGGCTTCGTTGAGCGCTTTAGCGTGTATATCTGCAACGACGTTATCCAGTCGTTTAGCAAGGCGTACTGCATCTTTGTCGTCACCGAATAACGGCAGGAACTTCTTAAAGAGAACAAGGTTCTCACTGCCTACAACATCGTTGATAGACGAAAGGATTGAGCAGTCTGCAAGTCTCTGGGCATTCGCTTTGATCACGGTTCTAGCGGTAGCCATATCGGTGACGCCTTCGATCAACGGCTGAAGTCTTTCAGGAACGGTGCCTTTGAAATCTTCTAAGGACATTCCATCCTGAATCAAGCCAGTGACTTCCGCTTCCTTAGAAGCGAATACTTCACGAGTCTTGGATACACTTTGGCTCAGACGTTGAACAACTTCGTCTTTGTCTGCCTTAGTCATGTCTGCTTCAGCTTGAAGCTGATCACGTTTCTTTTGAGCTTCACGAGAGATTTGCTCGTGTGTTTTCTTAGGATGTGTGGGTTCAACGGGAGCAGATACCGCTTCGGTTGTATCGGTTGTATCAGTTCCCTCAGAGACTTTCTGTTTTAACGTCTCAAGGATTTGTTGATTCGTTGCCTTAAGGTCTGCAAGTTGACCTTCCAGCTCGGTAACCTTTGTTGCATAACTCTGCTTAGCCGCTTTCAAGGCTGGTGCAATTTTTTCGGCAGGAAGTCCAGACTGCTGAGAAAGGTTGGCCACCAACTGGTTGAATTGACCTTCGTCTTCTGGAATAGACTTAAGAGCGTCTAGGAAGCTCTTGGAAACCTGAGACGGAGTACCGTCAGGTTTCACGGAAGACTGAGACATCTGAGTGATAGTAGATGCCTGTTCCTTTGGCATTCCTCCAATCACATCCTCAAGCGTAGGCTGTAGCCCCTGAATTTCATCGGGAGTCATAGTTGCCAAAGCAGACTCCTCAGGATTAGCCTGAGCTTCCTGTTTCAACTCTTCAATGATCTTGGCAGCGGATTTGCCGGACTGATTGTCCTTGATTGCTTTATCGGCTTTCTTACGGGACGCTTTGGTGTCAGGCTGAGGTTTAGTTGCGGCAGCTCCCTTTGTGTCCTGAGGTTTAGCAATAGGCGTTTGAGGTTGAAGCTCTTCTCCTTGGCGTAAACCAACGTCAGGAAAGACACGCTTGTTCTCTGCAATAATCGCATTCTTAACGTTATCATCCAGGTTCTTAGCGAAGTCCATGAACGTTGCGTCATCTAAGAGACTGTAGACGGAATCTCTTTCGCCTAACTTGTTGTCATTTAGGTACTTGCCGATGCTTCGTAAGGCAGACCACTTAGCCTTCACTCTCGCAAGGTTAGCTCGTGCGTCATCACCTCCTCCGACCAATGCTTTCTCTGCGTCAACCACAGCTTTTTCTGCCGAGTTGAAGTCAAGGAGGTTGTCCAGCATATCTGCAACAGCTCTGAGTTTTTCAGGAGAATGTCCGGAAGTAGACGGGAACGTATCAAGCTCGTTAGCTTCCTGTCTAAGCTGGATAGAAAGATCAGAACAGAGATCGTTGACCCCCTGTCGCTGTTCTTCTGTCAGGGGAATGCGGTACTTATCGTAGAGTTTCTTTTCAGCTTCAAGCTGTTGTTTCTGAACGACCTCGTCTTGTGTCGGTTTTTCTTTTTCCTCAATATCCTTGAGTCTCTGTTCGATAGCTTCACGGTAAGTACGAGGGCCGTCATCACCAATGGCAGACATGATCTTCTGACCGTCACGAGTATCCTGGACAAGTTCTTTACCAAGGCGACGACCTTCTCCGAATCGAGAAGTAACGTAACCTAAAGCTCCGCCGATACCACCAGCCATTAAAGCACCGCCACCAACAGACGCAAGGTAATCAATGTACGTACCTTCGGATGTTCCGATGTTCTCGTTCTTAATTTCTTCAGCGGCTCCGCCTACTCCGCCTAAAACGCCGTTGACTGCGATCTCAGCCTTAGCCGTATTCCAGCCATACTCCTTAGCAACCTGTTTAACCAAGGCGTCTTTACCTTCTTTAGTTGCAGTCTGTTTAAGAAGTTGTTTGGCTCCTTCTTTCGTGAGCTGTTGAGTTCCTTTGAGCAATGCGCCTTTACCGAACAAGGCCAAGGCTCCGCCAGTAATTGCTCCAAGGGCTCCGCCTACAATCGTACCCGCACCAGGAGCCGCAGCAGTACCAGCCGCAGCACCCATCTTTGCACCAAGCCAAGATGATGCGGCAGTCGATGCGATGTTAATCCCAAGGTCAACACCATCTTCACCAATAAGGCCACCAGCTAAACCGTAGCCTAAGGCTTGAGCCGCTCCGCCTACTCCGTCACTACCAGTCAAACGGTTGGAAGCTGTGTCGTACATACGCTGAAGGAAGTTCTTCTGCTGTCTTTCTTCTTCTGAATAGTTCTTTGATTCAACAGCTTCTTTGACTTCTCCCCAAATGGAATTTGATTTAAATGTATAGTCATTCAAGAAGCCAGTCTTTGCCTTCTCAATGTCCCCTCCGTACTTGGTTCCTTTAGGGTCAACTAATCGTAAGAACAAATCTGTTTGTTCTTTATCTTTCCCAAGGCTGTTGAAGTCGGCATCAGAAAAATAGTAATTGTCTTTATGGATGTCTTTATATCCATCCACATAGCTTGAAAGATTGTCTCGAATAGACACGAAAAACTCCAGTTTGGTTTCCAATGTTTTGCAAATCTTGGGCCAAACTGGAGTAATAACGTGGGATTCTGTTACTTCCAGCCGAAGGGTTTGTACTCCTGTTCGTTGCTGGGTTTCCACGTATTCTCAGGATAGATACCTTCGATAGACGAAGAGTAGTTCGCAGTACCGATGTTACTTGCGCCGTACCAATCCCACCACGGTCTGTCAGGCGGAACACCTCCGTTTGCTACATAGCGGTCATAATATTCATCTTTAATTACCTGACCAATGTACTGACCGAACCGCTTCTCTTTTCTGTCTCGTTCTCCCAGAGCTAAAGAGAACTGCTGACCGCTGGAAATGTAGCTCAAGAAATCGTCACTGGTGTTCTGCATGGCGCTGATTGCTCGATAGATATAAGCCTTCTCAGCTCCCGTGATGTAACCATTACCACGAGCATCCTTAATCATGTTGTTAAGGATTTCCTCGACACTCCAATTGGGATGATTTCTCTTCAGACCAAGATATTGTTTTCTAGCCGCAGTTCCGGACTTGTATTGCAAGTAGGCACCAACCATATCACCGTTGGCCTGTTCGTAACATTCACGCATCAACTGAGCACTCTTGTCTAAGTTCTGCGCAGTGTTAAGACGGTTATGCGCTAAGTCTCCGAATCGAGTTCTACCCTTAGCTGTGGTAGTCGTCATCTGAGCAACGCCCATAGCAGTAGAGTTTTGATTCAGCGGAGTTTCGTCACTATAGGTTTGTTCACCTGCGATGATTCCTCTCATAGCACCCGTAGGCAAACCGTTCATGTACTCAGCTTCAGACGCCAATCTTCCAACAAGTTCATTATTGTAATGGAACTGTGCCCAATGCTTGTTGTCTTTCACCTTCATTGCTTCAACATAGAAGGGAGAAGGTTTGTGTTTTCTGAACGAACCACTAGGGTCTAAGTCCTTCTTACGTTGGTAGTCGTAAGCGGCTTGAGACTCAGGAGTAACAACACCTTTGCGAAGTTGTCTCTGTCCTTCTTGAAGTGCATCCTGGAAGGCTCTCCATGTATCAGGAATAGACATCTGACTTTGACGAAGGAGCCTTTCAGCAATGCTCGGCTGTCTATGCGCATCAATGATGCTTTGATCGACGGGAGACTGACCGTACATCTGAGATTGAGAAGCAACTGTTTGTCCTGTTCCTCTTGTAGGCGTTCCTCCGAAAGACTGAGCTCCACCTTGTACGGAAGTTGGCTGTTTATAGAAGTTTGTTCCGCCCGTTACAACGTTAGTTCCACCGATGTTCGTCGTTCCGTTGTTCGTTCCCAGCGGCATATATCCGTCGTAGTACGTTGCTCCCCCTTGGTTCGCACTGCCGAGATATGCCGCTCTATACCGCTCTGCCTCAGAAAGGTTGGCAGGAATGTCCATCACAGGGGTTGTAATCTTCTGAGCTTTGGCAAGGATGGTCTTTATCTGATCAGGGGAGAATCCAGCCTGAGTCAACATCTGAGTAGCGACCTGATTTTCCAACGTTCCCAATTCTTGAGCAGAGTAGTTGTGTGGCGTACCGTAAGAAATAATTCCACGCCATTCACCGATGTCTCGGGAAATCAGCTCGGCAGCTTTATTCAACTGAAAATCATCGGAGAGACCGACTCCCTTACGTTTGTCGGAAGCGGTTTTAAGACCTCCGAGTACCCGTGTTTCTAACGGCATACGAATACGAGCGATCTGCTTATAGTCGTAACCTTTATCTGCTGTCCAAAAGTCCTTGGATTTATTCTTAGCTAAGAGTTCTCGTTGTTCAATCGAGTCTAACTCAGCTTGAGTAAAGACAGTTCCGTTTTTAAGACCTTCTTGAATTGCTTGATGGACTTCTGAAATATCTTCTGCGTTGTCGATCTTCTCTTTGATCTCAGCGTCGTGAATGTCGTAGTCCCACTTGGCATCAATCTTGCTTTCGGCTAACGCTTTCTTCGTAAGGTTTTTCTCTCCTTTATAGAGTTCCTTTTCTTTTTCCTTGTTCTTAGACCTAGCTATAGCATCAGACTTTTGTCTTGCTTCTAGTGCGGCCTGTGCCGCTCTTATCTTATCCTCCTCAGCGGCTTTAAGTTCGGCATACTTTTGATTGATATTATGAGTATTTTTTGCAATATCTTCCGCAGAAGACTGATGCAACTGTCCTTTGAAATTGACTGATCTGCCTTCGATCTTTTTAAGAGTGTTCTCAATAAATTGAGCGTTATTCTTTAGGGCTTCAGGAGCCTGAGCAGAAACCATTTTGCGAATGGTTTCCTTGTCGGTAACGTTAGCTAATGTGGGGGCTAAGTTTGTAGCAATATTATTTGATGCCGCTTCAACGTTGGCGTTGTACTTGTTATCAATCGCCGCCAATACAGCGGGAGGTGCTCCCTTGTACTGTTTTTTCAGTTCGTCAAACTGGTCTTCATCAACAGAGTCCCCAATAAGTGTGTTGAGGTTCTTAGAAGTATCCTCAAGATATTCCTGTGTAGCCGAGGCGGTATAGTCGTTGACCTCTTCAGGGCTCCATCCTTCGTATCTTGTGGAGACTCGCTTTTTCAGGGCGTCCTCGTTACTTCCGTATTGACCAACGAGAGTCTTCAAGTCCTCTCGGATTCTCTTGGCGTTCTCTAGTTTCATCTGAAGATTTTTAGCCTGAATCTCTTTCTTCTTTTGTTCGCCTTGAGCAATCGCCGACTCCATCATCTGCTGTGCCGCATACGGGTCAAACCCGTATGAAGCGTCTAAGCCAAAGCCACTTGCCTGTCCGAGGAAATTGTTAAGCGAGTTTTGATTAGGAACAATCCCGTTGTCTGTCAAGGTCTGCACATAGTCCTTGAACAACTGGAGTCCTTCGGCTCGTTTGGAAGCTCTGCGGTCTGTCTCAGCGTCCCAGCCTCCTCCGAAGTGATAACCTCCTGCGGCTCCATTGAATATTCCAGTAGGAACACCGCTGTAACTGTCAGAGAATTTATATTTAGTGTCGTTTACGTCTGCCATGTCTACTCCTACGACCACAGTCCGCTAAACCAATTGGTTAGTGAATCCCAACCGCTAGAAATGGAGTCGCCGATTCCCGACCAAAAACCTCCGCTCTCAGAGGCGTTAATGATTTCTTCAATTGGGTCACCACCAGCATTCATCAACCATTTCGCCGCTTCTTCTAAGGATGTTCCCGTTTGTGATGCAGTTCTTTCAACCAATGCATTCCAAGAATCAGCCGCAGCATTAGCTCCTGCGTAGTTGATTCCATCGAAAAGTCCGGAAAGACCTGATGCTTTACCTGCAAGTCCAAGTGCCTGAAGTAAACCGCCTCCTGTACCTGAAGACAAGTCTGCCGTTGTCTTATTTAAGGCTTGACCTAATCCATTGATTGCTTGGCCGTATGCTCCTGCGAATCCACTAGCTAGGTTAGTAGCGGCGTTTATGTTGTTGGAGTTCAGGCCAACTAGAGCGTTGAGGATGTTGCCTTGATTCTGCAAACCAATGCCATAGGTATTAGCCAACCAACCACGTTCAAGGTCAGCCGCCTTATCCCCGTACCACAAAGCTCCGATTTCATTCTGAGAGTTACGGAGTTGGTTTGTCGCATCGTTTGTAGATGTTGAGATTGTCGGAGACAACGCACTGACCGCTTCAGCAATCGCCGCATTACGCTGATCTGTCTGTAACTTAGAAAGATTGGAGACGTAGCTGAGAGCATCGCTGTAAGCCTGGCTATCAATGTTTGCTAAGTCAGCCATGTACTTACGGGCATTCTCTGCCTGAGCTTCCTGCTGTACCGTAGATGTTCCGACACCATTTGCACGGTTAGCCGCATACGTTCTTGAGTCTGTCAAGGCCGCAGCTCTATCAGCCAACTGTGTACGAGCGTTCGCAAACTTGCGATACGTTCCGTACACGTCATCTTCGTTGTAGAACTTAGCCTTACCGAGGTCGTTGTATACGCCGCTGATTTGATCTGCCGCATTCAACGCTTTTGCGAATGCGTTATTGACGTTCTGAGAACCTTGAGTTGCGGTTTGGTAATACGGTGTTGACTGCCATTCGTCTCCGTTCCGAGTCGGAACTTTAATCTTTTCCTTAAGAGCCTCGTAGAGTTTGTCATTTCCATCGGCCGTCTTGTCGTAAAGATTCTGAAGAGAGTTGGCTAAGTTCTGACCGTTATTAACAAGAGAACCAGCCGTACCACTCCACTGGTTAAATAAATCGTTGAATTTACCTGAGTCTCTGTATCCTCGATAAACTCTAAAGCCATCTGCTCCCAGCCCTGCGAGAGAGCTTAGTAAGTTGTTTGTATCTGCCATACCTGTCTGTCCTATATTTCCTAATCCGCCTAAGAGAGCTGTACCTCCAAGCACTCCGAGCAGTGTCTTTTCTGCTGTTTCTTGTTTGTCCTGAACATCTTTGGATATTGAGTTGCCAAGGTTTGTGCTTCCTCCGTTGCCGAGAGAAGTGTTGGTCTGATACTTCTCAAGAGCTTCCTTTAGCTGTTGCCATTGATCGTTCTTTTTATTAACAGTGTCTTCTGTGAACAAACCCATTCGAGTCAGAGTCTCAGCGTAGTCAGCCAACTTCTTGGTTTGATCTTCCGACAACGATGGGTAGAGCGTCTTAGCGTTATTAACGTATTGATTGATTAACGCATTTTCAGCATCAGTCAATGGTCTTGTACCTGCTGTTTTACCGTTCTCAACCTTCCATTGATTAACGATTCCTGCAAGGTTTCCAGGGTCACTTTCTGTCTTAACCATGTTCAGCACAAGATCGGGGAGAGCGTTCTTAGTTATTCCTTTAATGGCAGAGCCACCAATTGTGGCGCCGATATTTCCTGCCATGTTTGCTCCGCCCATGTATCCGCCGAGAGCTCCCATACCTGCGTCAAGGAGTTTGTTATTGCCTTCAGAAGTTAACAATCCTGAAGCAGTACCTACTGCTGCTCCAGCCCAAGGGCCTCCAAAGTAGGAAGCAATACCCGTTGCAATGGCAGAGCCAAAAGACTTTAGAGCATGACCAAGGCCACTGCTAGTATCCCAATAGACAACCTTACCTTCATGAGGAACGTAAGCATTTAAAGATTCATCCCACTTGTAATAGACCTGGGTTCCTTCTTTCTTTCCGGTCTTAATTTGAACTACAGGCGTTGTGTTATTAACGTCATACTTCTGCTCCTTTAACCACTGTGTGTAAGCCCTTCCTTCAAGATCGGTTTTTCCTTCAGGAGTTAGATACCAAGTACCGTTCTCGTCCCTGTAGTCCTTATATTCATCAGGGTGAGCATCAGCCCAAGCGTTGAAGTCAAAGTCTTTCTTTTTGTCGCCATAGTTGCCTTGCATCCAATAGAGCATATTTTTATCGCTATTGATGCCGACGTAATCACGGAAGGAACCGTTGTACTGCGAGTCTTGCCAAGTGGCTTGATAGTCGTTGAACTTAAAACCGTCTCCGTCCTTCTGCCACTTACCCCAAGTGTTAATAAACTCTTCTCCAATGGTGGCCGGAAATTTGCCACCATTGATGGTTACCCAGTTGGAGTCGTTGTTAGTTGCCATTACCCGACAATTCTCTGCCGCAGATTAACCGTAAGACCTTTGGCGTCAGAAGAAGCGGCTGTGATCTCTAACGTGATCTTCTTAGGAATGGTTCGTCCGTCAAACTTCTTTGCTACCCAAGTCTGAGTTACGTCAGAAGTTGTCAGGTCAGTCGTGGCACCTACCGCAATATCTCCAATATAGAGCTGGACTGTTGCTGTACCAGCATCAAGGGAGAGCGTCATCTTGTCTAAGTAGGCTTGAACGTTGGCTACATAGCCAAGAGTCAGCACTGCCTCCTTAGTAATCGTTCCGTCCGTGCGATATTGAATCGGAACATAGGAGTAATGCTGTTTGACCAGCTCGTCCGCAATCTGTCCGTTCTCGTCCAAAGGTGCGACACCGTTAGGGTTGCCAATTTCATCTTTCTTTACGCAGGAAGACAGATCAATAGCAGCAAACTCAAGAGCCGAACCCGCAGAGTTCACACGAAGATAGCGAAGCTCATCTCCTTTGTTGATGGCTGGAACGGAACCGTCAGGCGCAGTAGAAACCCAACGAAGTCCATCATAGAAATACAAGACGGAAATAGGCAGACCTGTCTTAATCCACAAGTCTCCGCTTTCGATCTCTACTTCGTCTGTATCAACAGGCTCCGTATCCTGTACGAATACCTGTTTCGACTTTTCCATCAAACCTTTAAGTCCCTGAACTTTCTCAGGAGAAATATCATCGTCGTCAATGAGAATCTTGTCGAAGAGAATCTTTCCGTTGTAGCAATACTGATCTTGCATCAGAAGTCCGCCAACAGCTCTAAGACCTCCTCCTTGCATACGAAGGATTGTGACAACATCGCCTGACGCCATAGGAGCTAAGAACGTGATTGTGGATGTTCCAGCGTTTAGGATGTAGTCGTCGTTCTCACCTTCCTTGTAAAGGATGCCGTTGCGGTAAACAAAGATTTGATCTTCGTTATTGAACTTAAACGGGATGATGTACTGATTCTGAGTAGCAACAATCTCTGTTCGAGAGAATCCGTTAAGCTCACTTTTTCTGATCTGAAACACCGTTAGGGTTTCGTTAGCACCAATAGCCGGAAAGATTGTAATCGTCCCGTTGATTTGATCTAATGTGTAAGCGTTAGGAGATTGAAGCAGACCGTTTCTAAATAGAATGGTTTCAGCCTCTGATTCAGAGAAAGCGTAGTTAAAGACCGTAGTTGTGCCGTCACCATCATAGTCAGCTCGGTTGAACATCAAGGCATCGCCAATCTCACCGACATACTCACCAGGTTCTCCACGGAGTTCCTCAGGTTCAATAATCTGAATCCATTCCTGATCGTCTCCGCCGATTCGATATTCGAGACCATACTTAGAATCAAAGCGAATCTCTAAGCCAACATCTAAGTTACCTTCGGAATTAAAGATTTGGCGTAGCAATTCAGATAAAGTTCTATTTCCAATTTCACCGCTTCTAAGGTAGCGGATGATGTTTTCAAACTCTGCCGATGTAGCCTCTGTAGAAGAGTACCGAGACGGGTAAAGTTGGCGAATACGTGCCATTGATTATTGCTCCTTGATTTCGATAGTGAATCCGTAAATGCGTAAACTCTTTTTCACGTTTCTGATGTGGAATTTGAGCTTTACGCCTGTAAATAAATGGGGAAAAATTCGAGTGAACTGTCTGCCTTTTCGAGTTCCGTGAAAGACCGCTTGGTCTTCATAAGGCAAGTCCCAGCGGAGGACATCTAGTATCTGTCCTTCCTCGTTTTCAACCTCGACTTCAATCTGACCTGCACCGTCGGCAATAATTCCGATCTGATGCCCACGCTTAGGCATAAAGCGATCATTCATCCAAAGCAAAGGAGTTGTGAAGACAGCCTCTCCGATGTCTCCGCCATCCTCGTACTCGGACTTCATTCTCCAAATACCGCCACAACTGCCCATGAGGAGCTTTCCGTCCAGGAAGTCTCCGCACGTTACGTTGGCGTAATTGGAAAAAGACCACGACGGAGAACCCGAACTTCCTCCTTCTTGAGCAACTGGAGAGACTGAGCAGGAAAGCCGTGAAGCTCCTCGTGGACTTAAAGGGAAAAATATGTGATAACGACCACAATCTGAATCAAAGACTGCGTTGATTAGTCTCGGGTCTTCCAAACGAGAAAGTAGTTCTTGATAAACGCTTTGCACTTTATGCGAATAAGGCAAGACCACAAGAGCCGTACCGTTTGCCACAGAACGCTTAAGCGTGTAAATACCATAACGGCTACAGAAGATAACCTCGTTTGCCCAACCGCAGATAGAGTTCTGAGACACACAGCCGACATAGATATGAACGTCCGAAACCTGCTTCCATGTGGTCAAATCCGCATTGATCTCATAGATAAGACAACGAGCATTGGTAAAGATAAGTAGTTGATTTGCACCAAACGGGAATAAAGCCGTAATCGTTTCAGCCCTGTTTAGTACAGTCTTTAGATTGATGCCACCAGCTTTAGTAACTTGAGTATCTGCGACATCTTCGTCGCATTCAAAGATTTCATTGTCGTCCACACGAGAGAAACGAACAACCGTGGGAGCATCTTTAAATCCGGCTAAAGCCAAGCGTCCTGACACGGACGCACATAAAGTCGCACCGTATGCGTCAGGAGAATCAATCTTCTTCCACCCTTGGGCAACGTAACGATAGGGTGCTTCTCCTGCACAGAAAACAACTTCGCCGTTAGATAGTGTTGAGGTAATAGTGTTCGTCGGAAAAACAATCTCGGACTCATTCCTTCCGCTCTCAAGTTCACGAGAGTTCCAAATACTTATGCCCTGTTCTCCTCTTGTGGCGTACAGAATCTCTCCGTTGTACGCAAAGCGAACGTGGGAAATGTAGCGTCCTTCCTTGCCGATTCGTTCTATCGCTCGTTCGTTTGAAACGTAGCCGCTCCAATCTATGTATGCGTTATCCACATCAGAGAAAGGCTGATGCTCATTGACTTCATGTACGACTTCACTGCGGCTTGTATCTAAGCCTGTAAAGCCACCATACATGATCTTGGATGTTTTAGAAGACGGAACGGAACGAATCATATAACCTCAAGTTAGTTCCGCTTGAGGTTATGGTTTTAGGCTTTTAGACTATGGGAAACTGTAGAAGGAGGAGATGATGGGACTAATTTTGTACGGAATATGCGGCCTTATCGCTCTCGTTTGTGTAGGAATTATTTGTAATTGGTTCAGTGTTGGCACAGGAAAGATGCCTAGCAGTGTAGTTTTTGCTTTCCTTTATGCTTTCGGATTTATTGTCTACACCTTTATCTACTACGTGTGATTACCACCAATAACTAATATCCACGATCTCCACTTGGTCTCCTACGTTGAATGGTTCTCTGCCGCCGTAATAGTAGGAGACAAGCCACATCTTGTTTCCGCCTGGCTGACCTGCTTGGTTACAAGTTAAACCTAGGTTTCCTAATTCTCTCATTGTCCACACGGCCTTAGCACCCGAATACTGACCAGTGTATTGACGGCCAAATAACCACGGTTCGCTCACCATGTAGTTACCGCCATTACTCGGCTGGTGACAAACCTTCCTAAAGGTAATCGACTTAAGAGAACTTCCGTTGCGGCGGTACGTCATCGAGAGGTTTAACGGATACCGATTATCCGTGACAGCGTGGGAGTTACCGCTTTCAATAACAGGGTCAGGAAGTCCGTCAATCTGAACTGAAATACCCATTGAGTCCCAAGTCCGGTTGTACCAAGTGGAACAGGTTCTCGTGTATCCAACGAACATTAGAGAAACCGTACCAAACTTTTGAGGTGTTATATTCCCGAGGTTTATCGTGTGTGTTGGTATGTCGTGAAACGGAAAGAGACAATTAACCACTTGTCGCCTAAAGGCTCCGACACCGATAAAGTTACCGCCAATAGTGTGAGCAGGTACGTCAATCTGCCCATCGCCATCGTAAGTATTATCCACATCAATCTTGCAAGTTACTGGATAACTAAAGAACTGCATCTTATAGCCTCGGTACTTAGCGTACAGGTCAGACATCTTTACCGCACCGTTAGGCTTCTGAGCAAAGGAGCGGCATTGGCTACCACCAAGGCTGATGAAAGTAACAGGATTCGGCCCGTTATCGTTCCATTGATTACGAGCCATTCCCAGCCCAATCGTTCCGCTTTCAGGAAGATGTTGTGCCATTACTTACCTCGACAAGTGCATGACACAGGCACACCATCCTTAGGTTCTTTGAAATACTTTCGGTCAGCGAACTCCCCTTTCTTGCCGATGTTGAATGAAGAGATCGGACGGTGATAGCCCATCACACGAGTCCATATCTCACAGGGTGTACGTTCAGAATTGTCTAATTTAATTTCTTTTTGCATTTATTCTCCTTTAATGGGTTCGTAACTTTCCAAGGTCAATCCGAATAGCAGCCACCACACAGCCTGAAAAATAGCAAAGTGATAGTTAAACTCGTTCTTACACGTGAGTGTTCGAGCAAGTCCTTCTATCTGAGGACAAGCACCACGACACATGGACAGAAGCAAACACTTTCGGCACTTCTCTCTTTCGCCACAAGACTTAAAGTGTTTGGAAATATCTACTTTGTCCATTGCGGATATATGACCAACGTACTTGTCCTTTGTCGCAAAGTCGTGACACGAAAGAACATCTCCGTTGAGGTTGATTGCACAAACGTTTTCTCGATTCATCCCGCATTTAACTGTACCAAGGTCTAACTTCTTTCTCTGAGTCAGTTGCAAGAGAAGTTCGTTACATTCATTCGTCAGTGCTGGGAATTTATCCCAACCGTTCTTAGTCAGCTCATTAAAGATGTTTTTCTGAAGCGAAAGCATCTGAGCTGGTGTAAACATTAACTCGGAATCCTGGACACCGACGTGGGTCATCACGCCTTCAAAGTTGAAATAAACTCCTCCAAGTTTCTCCCGGATGTACTCCGCCGTTGCGTTAATGTCTATGTTTGCAGGAGTAAGTACGCAGTTGATGTTCGCACCGAGTTTCTGAATTGCCAATCTCCAAAGGTCAACCATCTTCGGGTCGTCCAACGGGTCTTTTCCACGAAGGTGAAAGCCTAGCCCATCATGCGAAAACGTAAGACCGCACTTATATTTTTCTAAGAACTCAATCTTCTCTTCTGTTAGGAGGGTTCCGTTTGTGATCATCCCAATTGACGCTTTGGGATAAATTCTTCTAAGTTCAGGGATGAGCTTTTGAAGGACTTTCCAATAGACGAAAGGTTCTCCGCCCCACAGTTCAATGGAGCCAACAACCTCGATCTTATTGTCAACGAGTTTCTTGATAAACGGTTCGACATCTCGCTGAGTGAAAACAGAAGCTCCGATTTCGTTTCCAGTTTGTGCGCAATACTTGCAATGCATATTGCACTTAAGACCTAACTGAATCTTTAAGTTCCAAATCTCATTGGACTTGTGATTGGAAACTGGTGAAGGTTTTCCTCGTTGCTTTGTCATCGCATAAGGCTTCAGCCTTTCATCTTTAGATAGATCGACTAAATCTCCATTACTGTTCCAAATCTCGTTTGTTACGTTGTCGTAAATCCAGTCTTCCTGTTTGCCGTCATGCGTTTTGCAATGCAACTTTAACTTCATCGTCTCTCCATAATCTCGTAAAGTTTTGCCCTTTCCTTTGCAAAGTAACAATCAACCTCGTGTGTATTAGAGGTGTAGCAGCCACCTCTGCACTGCTCTAATAATTCACAAGACTGGCATTCCTCAGAGTTGAAAAACCGAGAACCACATAATGAATCTGCTTTTTGAATTGGTATTACTTTTTCAAAAACGTTTCTCACTATGTTTGTCTTGCAGTAATTGTGATGGCAGTTGTACACATTGCCGTGAAGGTCAATGGATAGCTGATCGCTTCTTACGCATAAAGGGCCAATGCCTTTGCTGATTGTGCGGTTTCGTTCATACAGGAGTTGGGAACATTGTCGTTGAGCCCATTCATCTCCCAGTCTTGCCATCGGAATAACTTCTGTCCGGATGTGATTGCAGAACTTATCTACATCCTCCTTGGTCATGTAGTAGTCCTTAGAACAACCGTCATTGGCTTTTAGAAACTGTGCACAAAAGTTTGGAGAGAAACCGAAACGATCTTGAATTTCGTAGAACCTATCCCTAAGCTCCCAAAGGTCTGTCCGGTAGTGGTGTACTAATTCTGTAAACGAAAAAGATTTCAAGCGGACTATTCGTTCTAACTGTTCATCTGAGTAATCCCAACCGTGACAAGAAACAGATGTCCAAATATCAGGATTGGAATTGGCATATTCCACGTAATCATCCGTGAGTCTTCTACCATTAGTTGTGATAATCGACTTAACGGGAACAATACCTTTTGCTTTTAAAGCACTGTGGATTGCCTTAACTTTTCCCCAATACAACATAGGTTCACCGCCCCAATAGAAGATTTCTTTTGGAGCGGTGTTGCCGATTACAGGTATGAGTTTTTCTACAAACTCGATCGGAGAGGCCTTGTGATCTGCGGGTGCTTGTTCACTTGTCTGTAAACAATACCCGCACTTCATATCACAGGCTGAGCCTATGAGGATATTAAGTTGTCGGAGCTGAGACATAAGCAACAGGGACAACCGCTTCAATCAAACCTGTGTAGAAACCTCGATTTACCTTGACTCGGAGAGTTTCTCCTTCTTGTAAATCCAAAGCTCTAACCTTAAATGTACCTACACCATTAGTCACGGCAAACCGTTTATGCGGTGCGTAACCGTCAACAGCTTCAATCGTGTAGTTATTCCAATTAACGTTGGTTGCTACTTCATGAGTCTGACCATCCTTCACTGTAAAAGTGAAAGTCGCCCAACCGTCAGGTTCGATCACGGAAGACGGAGTTGTTAATTCATACTCCAAGTTCAACCAACCTGAGGTGTTGCCGTTCATAACAGTCTCTGCTTCCCAGCGCTCTCCTAACAACCCGTCTTCGTTCTTAGGCAGGTTCGTAATGATCTTTGTAGATTTCATAGAAGTAATGGAGAAGTTGTTGTCTGCCATGCTTCCTTCGGAATTGATGACCATCACTTCAAGAGGCCAAAAGCCACCGTTCTTTCTAATCAGGTTTGGGCTTTTCTGTTTTAGGAAGTATGCAAAGGAATCTCTGCTTTCAATGCTTAGGCCTTTAATTCCGTCAAGCCAAAAATAAAAAACTTGACCTGGATACCAATCTCTCAGAAAAAGAAGGTCGTTCTTGTTGAGAATGGCTTCCGCAACAATCCCATACTTCTCACCCTCAACCATGTAGTAGAAGTGTCTCGGCCCTAAGAAAGAGGAAGAGATTTGTTCATACCCCAACAGGTCTGAATACGGAGCTTCAATAGCATCTTCCGTTAAAAGGTCTTCTGCTCCTTTTTGGAGTAACCGGAGTATGACTTTAGTTTCATTAACTAAGAAGACGTATAAAAAATCCGGAAGATTCTCCGCAATAATATGTCTAATCTTTCTCATTAACAATCCTTGTAAACACATCTCTCATGACACAACGATACGTTTGAAACAAAAAAACCGCCGATCCATGCAAAGTCCCTTTTTGAACAAGCTGTACAATCTGAGCAGTTCTGACAGTTCTTTTGATTACACTGAACTTGACTGCAATGAACGTTGTTGCACCGTCCGCAATTCTGACAATAAGTGCAGTGCGAACAATACTGGCAGAAGCCATTCTTATAAGCAGAGTCGTTCTGTAGCTGACTAACTTTTGTTAAGCTACTCGTAGACCAAAATTCACTATCGTTACCTAATTGACTTACCTTTGTTAAGCTGCTGTCAGTCCAAATATTTGAGGCGTCTGTCAATTGGCTTAAGGCTGTAACTGAAGAGATCGCTACTTCATGACCTCCAGCTTTATCACCATCATGAAGTCGTAACTCTCCTTTCGTAGAATCAAAAGTTACTTCGCCTTCCAATCCTATCAATGGATTGTTTGCGTCTGCGCTTCCTCTTAATAAAATGATTGTTGGCATGATTTTTAACCGTCAGTACAATAACAATTCGTATAGCAGTAAGCATATTTTTTGCATTGCACTGTAAGAATTGTGCAGTCCACAGTTGTACATTGAATCGTGTTGCAGTTATGACAGTTAGAACACTGAGAGCAATGCCAACAGTATTGGCAATGTGTGCAATACTGAGTCTTAAAACCGCTGTCGTTTGTCAACTGACTAATCTTTGTCAACGAAGAGGTTGACCAAAAACCAGCATCGTTTTCCAGTTGACTAACTTTTGTCAGAGCCGTCTTACTCCAAGCACCTATATCGTTTTCTAAAGCAGAGACAGTTATGGGTAAGTCTGATAACAAAGGAAGTTCAACTTTCTCTCCGTTACCTTTAAAAAGGTTAATACGGTGAGCAGAAGTCTCAATGACTAACTCCCCCTCAAGAGCAGTCTCAGCGTATCCTTCAACCTTCTCAGCCGTTCCCCGTTTCCACTGAAGTGTTGTCATTACTCTCCTATGAACAATGTGTACAGTAAGTGCAATATCCTGAACAATATGTACAGTATCCAGTGATATACCCAGCGTCGTTGGTCAACTGCGACAACTTCGTTAAGGAGGTCTTAGACCAATACCCAGAGTCGTTCGTTAGCTGACTTAATCCTGTCAAACTAGTCTTCGTATGGTAAGGAGAGTCGGAATAATCGGTCAGCTTCGTTTTAACATCTTCGGCTTTTGCAACGGGGTATCCACCAGCAGTAGACCCGTCATGGACACGCAACCTCATATTCGTAAGGTCAACCGTGATTTCTCCGTTTGCGCCAGTGAAGGCGTCGTTTTTCTCAGCGGTTCCTCGCTTAAGCTGAAGACGTTTTACCATTATTCAATCGTTCCCAAGTCAATTACGTCGGCTAACTTATCGGTTGTGATCGAACCTGCCCCGACTTGAGCACTAGCTACAGCGTTATCAACATACGTCTTTGTTGCTAAATCCCCTTCTCCGAGACTGTCAACAATCTGCTGAACTTCTGTCTTGTCAGCCTTTAAAGCTAAGGCAGAGTTCACTACGGAAGTTTCTGCCTTAGCATCCAAAGCGGCAGTAGTTGTAGCAGCGTCTGCTTTAGTAGCTAACGCCGTATTGAACTCGTCCGTATCCACCTTTGTCATTACCGTTGCAACGATGTTGCGCATCTCACGTGCAATACGTCCTACCACCTTGACGATTTGATCGTTGATGTTTGTGGATTCGGCCATTCTTAAGCCCCAGTAGTCTTGTTAAATTCCGTCACGAAGTGAGTTTCATAGTCTTCACCAGTGAGAACTGTGATCTTTCCAGAAATTTCGTCTACTTTTCCCCGAAGAGCAGTGACGGTAGAAGCGTCTGCCTTAGTAGTTAGTGCAGTCTTATCCGCTTTCGCTTCAAGGGCAGTGTTCATCGCAGTTGTATCAGCCTTAGCCGCTAAAGCGGTATTTAGATCAGAGGAGCTAACTTTGGACTCAGCCGTGGTTTTAACACCACGCATTTCCACGCCGATTCGCTTTACAACCTTGACGATTTGGTCATTGATATTTAAGGTCTCTGCCATATTTAATCTCCTGTTTTGGTATACTCATTGATAAAATAAATTTCGTAATCTTCTCCTTGTAAGGGGCTAACGCTTTCTATTAAGTCGTTTACGTCCTCCGTGGCTTTATTGACCGCAGAGGTTGCGTTTGTTTGCACTTGCGTTAAGGTTTCCTGAACCTCCGTATTCTTTTCAGAGATAAAGGTTTCAACTTCAGCTTTACTCTCTTGGATAGCTCCCTTTAAAGACTCTGTTCCTGAAGCCACAACGTTAGACATTTCGTTTATGTCCAAGGCCATCCTTCTTGCCATCTCGTTTAATTGCTGTTCAAGAAGGGTGTAAGGTTGTTTTCGAGTATCAGTCATCAATACCTCTCGTCGTTAGGTAGGTGTCCAACGGATCAGGGTTTAACGCTTTGACATCTGCAATCACGGTCGTTAGGACGTTTCCTTCTGTCGATCCATAGATGGACATGAAGTATTCTTCAGGATCGGGGTCGATGATGATGTCGTTGGCATCTTTACCAGCGTCTCCTTTGTCACCTTTGTCTCCCTTCTCTCCTTGGCCGAACTCAAATCCAGTTGACCACTCGTCTTCGTCTGAAAGTTTCCAATACAGCTTTCCTTCGTCAATCGCTAGGAAAGAAAAACCTTTAGGCTGATCTGCATACTGGGAACGAGCGGAACGAAGGTCGGAGGCAGAGGCAACGAAGGAAGCTCCGACATCCCCCTTGTCACCCTTATCCCCTTTCTCTCCTTTGTCACCTTTCAAACCTCGGATGCCTTGTTCACCCTTCTCACCCTGAAGACCTGTGGCACCACGAGGCCCTTGAGCTCCCGTATAACCTCGGTCTCCTTTAGCCCCCGCTTCGCCCGTGTCACCTTTATCACCCTTATCGCCTTTCTGACCTATGAACCTAAGAGGAGTGGTTGTCCAATCTCCTGAAGTATCGGAGAGCTTCCAATAAACATTCCCTGTATCCATACAGAGAATCGAGAAGCCTTTAGGTTGATCGTCATAATTGGACTTGTTCGCTTCTATGTCGTATACGTTAGGGATAAACGATGCACCAGGGTCTCCCTTATCCCCTTTCTCACCTCGAATACCCTGCTCACCGGCTT